CGCAAAAAGTCATTCTGCGCCCGGATGTCCGGGATGAAGAAGAAGCTCACCAGCGCCAAAACTGCCAACGACCCGAACTCGCGTATTAACAAAAGCCTGCGGGCATGGAAATGCTGACATGACAAACCATCAAGAAACTATTAAACACGCAGTAGATGCCGTTTCCGTTGTTACTGTAGTTGGAACCCTAATGGATGTTCTTCCTGCGATTGCTGCTTTATTTACTATCGTGTGGACGGGCATTCGTATTTGGGAAACCAAAACGGTGCAAAGCTGGATAGAGAAAAGAAATGCCAAGCACAAGCAAGAAACAACATAACTTCATGGCGGCAGTGGCTAAAAACCCAAAGTTTGCCAAAAAGGTCGGTATTCCTCAGAAGGTTGGGGAAGATTTTTTAGAGGCCGACAAAGGCCGCAAATTTCAACGAGGTGGTGACATGAAAGAATCGAAGAAAATGATGGCAAAGGAGGTTTCTTTTATGAAAAAGAAGGGCGCTCCCAAGTCCATGATTAAACATGAAGAAGCCGAGGCCGGTATGAAGAAGGGCGGCATGGCTAAGTATGCTCGCGGTGGTGGCATTGAAACCAAGGGCAAAACCAAGGGCACGGTGGTCAAGATGGCTATGGGCGGCGCTTGTATGAAGAAGTCTGGACGGGGGCGCTAATCATGGCAACGATGATGGATTTAGACAAAGACCGCGAGGTTGTTAAACGCACCATTAAGGAAAAGGGTCCGCTGACCAAGGCTGTTGAAGATTTTCGCAGCCGCAAGGGCGCTATGTCGCGTCAGCAATCCGAAGAAGGTGTTACTTCGCGTATGGGCGGCATGGGCAGCATGAAGAATGTTGATGCTGGTGCTGGTCGCGGTACCACCTCTTTTGGTGGTGACAAGACGTTTAAGCAGGCTTTTGCTGAGGCCCGCAAGTCTGGTAAGGACCAGTTCACTTGGAATGGCAAAAAGTACACCACAGAACTTGCCAAGCCTAAGAAAACTGATGCCGAAGAAATGGGCGAAATGAAACCCGACAGTGAACTTGAAGAGGCGCACTTTGAGGCTGTTGGTTACAAGAAGGGTGGAAGCGTAAAGATGGGTGGAACTGCTTCGTCCCGCGCCGATGGCTGCGCTCAACGCGGCAAGACCAAAGGAAAGGTAGTTTAATCATGGTGATGCGCGACAGGCGGTTAGAAGTTCCTTATGAAAACCCAGAGGATGCTCAGGCTCGCGAAGACCGTGAGTTGGGTGTAAACCCAATGCTGTTTGGCGCTGCGAGAAGGCTGTCACGGCAAGCCCTGCGTGAGGCGCGTGATGCAAAAAAGGTTACTCAAAAGGCCGCGCCCGCTCCACAAAAGCCGCCAGCCAATAAACCAACCCCAGAAACTTCCAAAAACGAAAAAACTTTTAACCAAGCATTTTCTGATGCTAGGAAAAGTGGCAAAAGTGAGTTTAATTGGAATGGAAAAAAATACACCACTGAGCTGCGTACAAAGCCCGCTATTGCATCTAAATCGGCTGGTGAGTATGTAGCCCCATCCCCGGTTGAATCTGCGCTTACAGCGGGCATTCAGGGTCTTGAAGGTGGCCCCAGCGGTATGTCTGCCGAGCGTGAAATGGAAACTGGACGCACTATTTATTTTGGCGAAAGCCCAGAGGCGGTGGTTGAAGTTGCAAAAGGTATGCGCAAGGGCTTGTTTGGCGAAGAAATCAGCCAAGAAGACTATGACGCTATGACCCGCCGTAGCAAAGAAGCTACTCCGTTTTATGGACAGTTTCTTAAAAAAGGCGGGCAAGTAAAAAAGACAAAGAAGTATGCAAGTGGCGGGACCGTATCTTCTGCGTCTAAACGCGGAGATGGTTGTGCACAGCGCGGTAAAACGAAAGGCAGGATGGTATGAGACCGTGCCGTGGTATGGGTGCCGTTAATCCGGATAAGTTGCCAAACCGCACTAAAAAGCGTGATGGTAAACCGCCGGTTGAATTGTTTGCCGCAGGCGGTGAGTCGCGTGTAAACGAAGCAGGCAACTATACCAAGCCGGGTATGCGTAAATCTTTGTTCAACAGCATCAAGGCTGGCGGCAAGGGCGGCGCTCCGGGTCAGTGGTCGGCCAGAAAAGCTCAAATGTTAGCCATGCAGTACAAGAAGCGTGGCGGTGGATACAAGGATTAGGAGAATAAAATGGCTGGTCTTGGTGGGATGAATGTTGGCAATGCATTTGGTGGCGTTCCTCAAAATACAGGAACTACCCAACAGGGCGGCACCCTTCAGGCGTTGCCGGGAATGGGTACATCTACCGCTCAACAAACACAACAAAGTGCTGCGCAAAATCCATTAAATTCATTTAATCAAATGACTTATGGCAGTAGAACGCCAAGCACATTAGGATATACACCACAGCAAAATATTTATGGTTATAACATGAGTAGATTGGGTCAAATGATGGACCCATCCGCTACCTTGCCATATCAAAATATGGCCTATTATCCCAATCGGCAACAATATAATCCTTATTCTGGGTTTAATGATTTTTTAGGTTCTTTGGGTGGATTTTTTTCGCAAGCACCAAGTTTTTTTACCCAACCACAAGCGCCTGCGCCTGCGCCTGCGCCCTCTCCATTTGATACATCTGCGTTTGACAGACAAATTCAAGAACTTCAAAGACAGATTGAGCGCTTAACTAATGCTCAAATACCTGCAACACCTGCAACACCCGCAACACCAGATAACAGAGATTTGGATAAAGATGGTTTCCTTTCTCCAGATGAAATTGTTGCTGGATTATCTCCGTCAGACAGGTCCGCGCTTGAAGCGGCAATGCCGGGTCAAATAAGTGCTTCAGCGTCTGTTCCGGGCGCATCTGCTGGTGATGTTGCATATCGTCAACAAATATTAGATTTGTATAAAAATGCAAATATCGGAAGAAATGTAACAGAAGCAGATTTGGCTGCTTCTGCTGGTTATTTTGGCTCCGAAATCAGCCCAGAAGAAATTCAAGCATTTAATCAAGCTGTTGAAAAAGAAAAAGCAACCAGAGGTTATGCAGATGGGGGGCAAGTCCAAAAATTTGACCCGGCGATGAACTCTGGTGCGCAGTCCAATATGAGAAGTTCAGCAGAACGTGTTTATGACCTTGGTCCGGGCTATCGTGAGCTTGGCGTTCTTCCGGGAAATACAACAAATCAAACTGTTGAAGGTTTATATCGAGATATTCTTGGCCGCGCTCCAGAAAATCCTGAAGTTTCTCAATATTGGCAAGGCAAATTTGGCCCAAATATTGATTTTGATGAAATATCCCAATTTAGAAAAGCGGCTCAACCAGAACTTAATATTCGTCGCGGCACAACAGAGCAAGAAATTGGTGGTATTGCATCTGGTCAAAAAGGTCCGGGCGGAGAAAATTTAACTTACAGAAATGGCGTGCTTGGATTTTATCGAGACCCAGAAGCTGGAGAAGGAAGTTTTTTTAATTTTGCAGGATTAAATCCTAATTATGACCAATCAACAGGAAAAGTTTTTGTTCCTTTTTCAAATATGAAAAAAGGCGGAATGGTTCACAATGGAATGAGCAACCGTTTAAAGCATATGTTGAAATGAAAGCTCCTCAAAAAAGTTTAAAAGCATGGACAGAACAGAAGTGGAGAACTCGTAGTGGAAAGCCATCGACGCAAGGTTCAAAAGCAACAGGAGAGCGATACTTACCGGAGGCAGCGATTAAATCGTTATCTTCGGCAGAGTATGCTGCAACAACTAGAGCAAAAAGAGCAGGACGAAGAACGGGAAAACAGTTTGTTGCACAACCAAAGAAAATAGCCCAAAAAGTAGCGCCGTTTAGGAAAACCAAATGACCACAAGTGGAACAAATACATTCAACCTTGATTTAAATAATCTTGTTGAAGAAGCATTTGAACGCTGCGGTTCAGAGTTGCGCACGGGCTATGACTTGCGTACCGCTCGGCGCAGCCTTAATTTGTTGACGATTGAATGGGCTAATCGTGGCATCAATTTGTGGACAATTGAGCAGGGTTCTATTCCATTAACAAGCGGAACTGCAACATACAACATACCCATTGATACTATTGATTTGTTAGACCACGTTATCCGAACTGGAACTGGAACAAATCAAACCGACATCACTTGCAGCCGAATTAGCGTTGAAACATACCTGACAATTCCAAATAAAAATGCACAAGGCCGACCCATTCAGGTTTGGTTTAACAAACAGTCTGGCGCAACCTATCCAGATGGCGCTGGCACTGTTGTAGAAAGCCCAACAATTAC